ATAAAATCTTATGAACCACCTGATTTAACTGGGTTTGAAAGTCGTTTAAATGTATTTGAAGAAAAAACAACTAATTTAGAAACAGTATTAAATAATAAAATATCTAATATGGATAATACATTAGAAACTAAAATTGCCAATATGGAACAAATATTACAATCAGAAATATCTACTGCATTAGAACTTGTGCAATCAGCACAAGGTGATGCTAGAGATATTCGAAATGAACTTCGTAAGGATATTAATGAAGTTATGGATAATATAAGTGCTGTTGATAAAAGGTCAAGGTTAACAGAACAAGAAATACGAGGCAGTCAACGTACAGCAGAGAATGATGTAAGAACATTAATACAACATGCTGAAGATAGATTTGACGGTAAACGTACTGCTATAGAATCTGATGCTACTAGACGTAATGAAGCTATTGATGTTAAATTAAAAGAATTAGAAGATCGTTTAAGAGAAATGTTAACTAAAGCTTTAAATAATCCATTAGCAGGAAAATAATATGCAAAAAAAACCACTTACTAAAAATGATGTTGCTGTATTATCAGAAATAGATGCATTAAACATTAAATTTAATTTACATGAATATCATTGTGAACAAAATCGTAATGAAATATTAAAAAAAATAGATAGATTAGAAACAATTATTATTGCTTCTTATGGTAGTTTAATTTTATTTCTTGCAGGATTTGTGTTTACGTCTATAATTTAAAATATTAATAAATAAGGGGAAAAACTATGGATATGATTGTTGGTTTTTTTAACTCTGGCCCAGCTTGGATTGCCGCTATAACTGGTATAGTTACTGCGTGTACTGCAATTACTGCTCTGACACCAACTAAAAGTGATGATAAAATAATTAATTTTGTTCTTACTATTTTAAATGTTGTGTCTGGTAATATTGGCAAAAATCGTAATAAAGATTCATAATGGGTTGGTTATCAGCATTAGGTGGCATTGCCAAATTAGCGTCTAAGCTTTTTGGCTTTGTCCTTATGCGTAAAGCGGTACAAGCCGATGTTATGAAAGAGCAATTAGACGATATAAGGGTAGCTGATGAAGTTAAAAAGAAAATTAATGCTACTACTTCTAGTGCTAAGCGTAGCAAGTTGCGGAAGTATAGGAAGCGGAAATAAAGGTTACTGTATTATAAGTGGCCCAATTAATCCTACTGATGCAGATATAGATGTTATATCTGATGAGTTAGTAGATGATTTATTAATACATAATGAAATCTATGAAAGGTTATGTGAGTAATGTACGAATATCGTTGCACATTACGAAGGGTTATAGATGGAGATACAATCGTTGTTGATGTCGATTTGGGATTTAAAGTGTGGTTGCAGAAAGAACGAGTGCGATTATATGGCATTAACACGCCTGAAAGCAGAACAAGAAACTTGGAAGAAAAAAAGTTGGGTTTGGCTGCGAAGGCTAGGCTTAAAGAACTCTTGCCAAAGACCTTTACTGTAAGAACAGAAAAAGATGGTAAAGGAAAGTTTGGCAGAATATTAGGAATACCATTAGTTGAAGGTGTTAATATATGTGAGCAGTTAATAGAAGAAGGTCATGCTAGAAGTTATTTTGGTTATGGACCTAAAGAATCATGGGTATAAGGAGGAACTATGTTTGAATGGCTTAATGGTTGGTTTACGCCAACACCTAAAGAAGTAAATTTAAATAAACTTACAAAGTTACAATTAGAAGCTAAAGGTAGAAAGTTAGGCATTGAACTCGATAGACGATTAAAAAAAGATAAACTTATTAAACAAATACAAAAAGCAATTAAAAATGGATAAAAAGAAATTAATAAATTTAATATCTAACCATGAAGGTGTAATTTTAAAAGTATATGATGATGGTACTGGTCAAGAATTACAAGCTGGCGATATCCTTATAGGACACCCAACAATAGGTGTAGGCAGAAACGTAGCAAAAGATGGTTTAGGTATATCACAAGAAGAAGCAGAATTTATGCTTATGAATGATATAGAAAGAGTAGAAGAAGAAATCAAGAACTTTCCAATAGAACATTTAAATGAAGCACGTAGAGCTATAATAATAGATATGGCATTTAATATGGGTATAACACGATTTAATCCTACTATGTGGACAAAAATGTTTACAGCGTTAGTTAATGAAGATTATGGAACAGCTAGTAAAGAAATGTTAGATAGCAACTGGGCAAGACAAACAAAAAGAAGAAGTAAACGATTATCTGATATGATGTTATTAGGAGATTGGATTGAAGAATGACAGGAAAATTATGGGCGATTTTATTTGTAGTTTTTTTCTTGTCATGGTTGTCTTGGTGTAGTATAGCAAAAGCACAAACGAATACTGTATCAAGTACAAGTTCGACAGTTAGTGGCACAACTACAGTAGATAGAACTCCCTCTACAGCGTCAGCCCCAAGCGTTGTCATCAATAATCAAGATGTCTGTAGTTTTGCTGCTAGTGCTGCATTACAAAGTTCTATATTAGGTTTAGCTGGTGGTGCTGCTTTAAGAGATTTAAATTGTGAAAGACTTAAATTATCAAGAGCATTATTTGCTATGGGTATGAAAGTTGGTGCAGTTGCTATGTTATGCCAAGATGAACGTATATTTCAAGCTATGGAAATGGCAGGTACACCTTGTCCGTATTATGGAAAGATTGGTTTAGAAGCTGCAAAAGGTTGGGCTGAGAACCCAGATAAAAGACCTGACTATGATAAATGGGTTAAAGAAAATGTTAAAGAAGAGGAGATAGTAAGTGATGAAGGTGCTTTGGGTATTTTTAGCGTTCTTTTATTTTTGCTTTTCCTCTAATGCTCAAATGCAAGATGAAGGCACAACTTCTACTTCTACTTCTGAAACAGAAATACAAGGTGATTTAGAAGTTACTACTACAACAACTACAACAACAACTATAGAAAATAAAACTACTGGTAATATATTAAGTAGTGGAGATACAGGTATCGTATCGACTAGATACGAGGGTGATATGGACTTAGATTGGGGTGGGATTGGGTCTGCTAGTATGGTAACATGCCCTATACAATTAGGTGGTAGTGGTAAATGTGCTAAAGGAACGTCAAATACATTAACTACGTTTCAACAAAATATAGATATATCACAGTTTCATATAAATGATGGTGGTTCTTTACGTTGGGATATGGAAGCATGGCACTCTACACCTCAAACAACAACTTATTTTGAAGTTAAAGGTTATAATGAAAATCAATTACTGTGGACTATGAGAGAAAATAGTTGGAATAATTCTACTTGTGCAAGTAATGGTTGTGGTATTGGTATTAATTATGGCAATAATTATGATTTTTCTGGAGCGTTAGATAAAATATTTGTAGCAGTAGGTGGTGCTAAAAATTATTATTTTGATAATGCTGGAATTATTTTAAATTATAATTATATCACTACACAAATTACAGAAGAAATATTTTATCAAATTATACAAACAGAAATAGATACAACAGCTACTAATATTTTAAACACACCTGTTGTAACTACAAATGTAGTAAACCCAGAACCGATAGCACCAGAAATACCTGAGATTGCTGTTATGACTGTAGATTTGCCTAGTGTGGATTTAACTACTACTGTTGCACCTATAGAAATACAAGCAATAGATGATGCTGGATTTACACCTACATTAAATCTTGGCGAACCTGTAGCAACAGTTGAAACTATTACAGAAGAAATACAAGAGGTTATGATAGTAGAAATAGCGCAACCAGAACCAGAACCAATAAAGGTAGAATCACAGCCAGAACCAGAAATAGTTGTCAATACACCTGAAGAACCAGTAAATGATGATATAGAACAGCCCATAAATGCTCCTACAGAGCCAGTAGAGGAAGTTGAGGATAGTAAGCCTACCCCTGAAACTGCATCTAATGACGAGCCTATAGAAGAAGTTAAAGAAGAACCAAAGGAAGTAGTAGAGGAACAACCAGAGCCAGAACCTCAAGAAAAAGAAGTAGCTGAGAATGAGCCTAAAGAAGAACCAGAAGAAGTAAAAGAGGAAGTAAAAGAAGAACCTAAACAAGAGGAAGAAGTAAAAGAAGCTAAAGCAGAAGATAAACCCACTAAAAAACAAGAAGCTAAACAAGAAAAAGCTAAAGAAATTATGCAAAGTTTTGATAGTCAATATGATGCAGTAGCACAATTAACAACATTAGCATTGGTTAATGCTTTAGGTGCAGACATTACAACATACCAACAAGTGCCAACACAAGTGCAACCTACCTGGTATGAATCAAAAGAAATATATGTAAATACTATATTACAAGACCCATTAGGTGCATACTATGGAGTTAGAGATAGTTTAGTGTTTGAGCAAATGATTGGAGCACAATATGAGTAACGAATTAGAATTTGCTGGTATTAAATTTAGAGGTGGCAAATTAGTAGGTATATTAATAGCATTATCAACATTAGTTGGTGGTGCTTATGGTGCATTTGAAGTGTATAAAGATTACATGGACATGAAAGAGGTTATAAAATCTTATGAACCACCTGATTTAACTGGGTTT